CACGGTATTATCGGTGTAAATTCAACTTTTTCAACAATAATATCCACTGGCGGTGGTGGCGGTGGAGGATATCCTGGTTCTGCACCAGGTGGTCCAACATCAGGAGGATCAGGTGGTGGAAATGGTACTGATCCAGGTTCTCCTACTATACAGCCTGCTGGCGTAGGAAATACTCCCCCTGTATCTCCCCCTCAAGGAAATTCAGGCGATATTGCCTCTCCATCTGCAAATGATGCTGCTGGAGGTGGTGGAGGAGCTTTAACAGCTGGTACTGCTGGAGTTAATCCAGGACCAGCAGGTCCAGGAGGAGATGGTGCAACAACTTCAATATCAGGAAGCCCAACAATTTATAGTGGTGGTGGTGGAGGAGGAGCAAAATTTCCAGGTACTGGTGCAGGAACTGGTGGCCCAGGTGGTGGAGGAAATGGTGCATATGCAGCACCTGGTGTGGGAAGTGCTGGAACAATAAATACTGGTGGTGGAGCTGGTGGTGGATCATACCCTGATTCATGTATGAGCGGCGGTCTAGGTGGTTCAGGTATAGTAGTAATAAGATACAAATTTCAATAGGATATGGTAATATAATATTATGGCTTCAACAATTAAAGTAGACAACGTACAAAATCAACCAGGCACTAATATAGTTAGTAAATGTGGAACGGATGTTACCATTGGAGCTTCGGGTGATACAGTAGCTTTAGCATGTGGTGCTTCTCAAACAGGATTTGGAAGAACAGGTACAGTAGATTGGGTTACAACAGTTCAAGTTACAGGAGATTCTCCAGTAACAGGTGTTACAGGAAAAGGATATTTTTTAAATACAACAGCAGGAACAATTACAGTTAACTTACCAGCAGGAGCCGCTGGTTCCATTCTTGCGTTTAAAGATTATGCAGGAACATGGGATTCAAATAATGTTACAGTTACTCCAAATGGAAGTGAAAAAGTTGGTGGAATAGCAGGAAGTACTACTCTTTCTACAGAAAGACAATCAGTTACATTAATTTATATAGATGGTACTCAAGGATGGTTAGACATTCATGATTCTACATCTGCTGTAGAAGGACCTAAATATGTAACAGCAACAGGTGGAACTCCTTGTGCAGGAGCTACAAGTGGAGATTATAAAATTCATACATTTACAGGACCTGGAACTTTGACAGTTTCTTGTGCAGGTAATGCAGCAGGTTCAAATACAGTAGATTATATGGTCGTTGCTGGAGGCGGCGGTGGGGGTGGAGAGTATGGTGGAGGCGCAGGTGCAGGAGGATATAGAGAATCCGTTCCAAGCCCAGCCGCTTGGACAGGAAGCCCGATAGCCTTTTCAGGAAATGCAAGACCAGTTACAGCAACTCCTTATGCAATTACAGTTGGTGGAGGCGGTACAGGTGCAAGTGGTGGATGTGCTCAAGGTAGTGATGGCAATGACTCAATTTTTTCAGATATAACTTCAGCTGGAGGTGGTGGCGGTGGAACTGAATGTGAGGCAGGTAACGCAGAGCAGAGTGGTAGAGATGGAGGTTCAGGTGGTGGCAGTGCTTATTATACTCCAGGACCCCTAGACCCGAGAGCAGGAGCAGGAGATGTCCCTAATGTAACACCAGATCAAGGTTTTCCAGGAGGATTAGCAATTTCACCAGGCACAGGAGGTCACTCAGCGGGCGGTGGTGGTGGTTCTGGCGTTGTCGGTGGAGCAGCACCCGCACATAATGTAGCTGGAGCAGGTGGGGCTGGAGTGACATCATGTATTAGTGCAACCCCAACACAAAGAGGTGGTGGTGGCGGAGGAGCTGGAGGTGGTGGTCCACAACCTTATACTCCTGGTGCAGGTGGCGCTGGTGGTGGAGGAGCAGGTGCTACTGATCCTAGTGGTGCTGGAACTGCTGGAACGGTTAATACTGGTGGTGGCGGCGGAGGAGCTAATCTTTCGGGTCCTTCAGTAGGTGGAACAGGTGGCTCAGGTGTAGTAGTAATAAGATACAAATTTCAATAATTAATTATGAGTGAAGTAAAAGTAAATAAAATTAGTCCAAGAACAAATTGTGGAACTGTTACATTAGGAGATAGTGGAGATACATTCACAATTCCTTCTGGTGCAACAATTACTAACAATGGGACACAAACAGGTTTTGGAAGAACAGGAACGGTTGATTGGATAACAACACCTAAAGTTACAGGAGATTCTCCAATTACAGGAGTAACAGGAAAAGGATATTTTTTAAATACAACAGCAGGAACCATTACAGTAAATTTACCAGCAGGCGCTGCTGGAAGTATTGTTTCAATGGCTGATTATGCAAGAACATGGGCAACAAATAATGTAACGGTTTCTCCTAATGGAAGTGACAAAATTGGTAGCACTAATAATGATGCACTTTTAAGTACCAATGGTCAATCAGTTACTTTTGTTTATGTAGATTCAACTCAGGGATGGTTAAATGTTCAAGATTCAACAAGTAATGTTGTAGGGACTTCTTGGATAGTTGCTACTGGTGGTGATGCTGTTGTTACTTGTGGTAATTACAAAACACATATTTTTACAGGGCCAGGAACTTTTTGTGTTTCTGCAGCAGCAAGTCTAGCAGCTTGTAACTCAGTTGATTATTTAGTAGAGGCTGGTGGAGGAGGAGGATCTTGTATGTATTATGGCGGTGGAGGAGGAGGTGGTGGTTTCAGACTTTCAAATGATTTATGTATGCCAGCACCTACAACATCTCCTTTAGCTGCTTCTTGTGGAGTAACAGTTACAGCTTCTCCTTATGCAATAGCAGTAGGTGGAGGAGGTGCTAAAGGTACTCCAGGAAATCCTACTTGTGGGACTGCTGGAGTTAATTCAAGTTTTTCAACAATAACATCTGCTGGAGGTGGTTATGGCGGAGCAGGTCCAGGTAATCCAACACCTGCCCCTGGTGGAGATGGTGGTTCAGGTGGTGGAGGAGGTGGTGGAACAAGTTGTGCTGCTGGGTTGGGTGGAGCAGGAAATACACCTCCTGTAAATCCAGCTCAAGGAATGCAGGGTGGCGTTGGATTTTTTACACCTGATGGAGGTCCAAGTGGTGGTTATTCTGCTGCTGGTGGAGGTGGAGCTAGCGCTGTTGGTGGTAATGGAGCAACTTGTGCTGGTGGGGATGGTGGTGCAGGGTCTTATGTATCAGATACAATGATTGGTCCAACAGCACCAAGTTATGGAACTCCAGGTCCAGTGGGTTCAACAAGATATTTTGCTGGTGGTGGTGGAGGTGGTTTTTATGCTGACCCACAACCACCAACGCCATCTTCTGGAGGAGTTGGTGGAGGTGGAGCAGGTGCGCCATCTGCGGTAGCAGGCGTTATAAATACTGGTGGCGCTGGTGGAGGTGGTAGCCATTCTGCAGAACCTCCAGGAGTTGGGACAGCAGGTGGATCAGGAATAGTAATAATAAGATACAAATTTCAATAATTAATATGGATTTACAATTTAAATTAAGTATAATATAAGGAGAAACATTATGGCACACTTTGCAAAACTAGGAGCAAACTCAAAAGTTATTCAAGTATTGACTTTGAATAATGGAGATATGCTGAACGCTGATGGCGTTGAAGATGAATCAGTAGGACAACAATATTTAGAACGACACAATAACTGGCCTGCTCAAATGTGGATTCAAACATCTTACAATACTCACGGTGGAAAGCATAGTTCAGGTGATGACTCTAAAGCATTAAGAGGAAACTACGCAGGTATAGGTTATATTTGGGATGAAGATAATAATTTATTCTATCCTAAAAAACCTTATGCATCGTGGGTTTTAAATACTACAACAGCTAGTTGGCATTCACCGATCGGTGATGCTCCAGATGATTTAACTGATGAAGAAAAAGCAGCCAATACTCATTATGTGTGGAATGAAGGCACTGGCGCTTGGGATAAAACAACTCCCGAAGCTTAATTTTATTGACAGTTTAATTAAATAATATTACTTATGGTGGTAGGTATGCAAAAGAAAGTATTATCAGAAATAGCTTTATATTACGGCGATGTAGCGATGCCGAAAGGTTTTGAAATAGATCGTAATAAACTTCAAGAAGACATTTTAAAATCACAAATTAATAATAAAGAATTTCCCTACTCAAGAAGTTGGGATATGTTGAATACCTATATGCGTGAGCATATTAATGTGGAATATGGTTTTCAATTAGTAAATAAAGACATGTGGGGAAATGTTTATAAGCCAAAAGAAATTTCTATTCCTTTACTTAACATAGATCCAGTAGACCTTAGAAATTCTCCAGATTACACGTTGTTATATGGTGTAAAGGTGAAAGATTGTAGTGTTAGAATACATTATGATGCTAATAGAAGAGCAGGAAGAAGTTGGGATATTCCTTTAACTGATAATCAATTTATTATGTTCCCTTCTATACAAATGTATTACATCACTAACAATCAAAAAGATTCCCTTAACTCTATTCTAACTATTACCCATGAATTTATCTAATTATTTTTGGTATTTTAAATCTGCACTAACACCTAAATTTTGTGATGAAGTTATTAAATATGCTTTAAATCAAAAAGAAACGATGGCTATTACAGGAGGCTATGGCAGAGATAGAAATTTAGATAAAAAACCTTTAGACAAAGAAGAAGTTAGAAATTTAAAATATAAAAGAGATTCCGATCTAGTTTGGTTGAATGACACTTGGATTTATAAAGAAATACACCCCTTTGTACATCAAGCAAATAAAAAAGCTGGTTGGAATTTTGACTGGGATCGTTCTGAATCTTGTCAATTTACTAAATATAAACTTAATCAATACTATGATTGGCATTGTGATAGTTGGGATAAAGCTTACCATCGAAAAGACAAAAATGATCCTGATCACGGTAAGATTAGAAAGCTATCTATGACCTGTCAACTCACCGATGGTTCAGAATATTCTGGTGGTGAACTAGAATTTGATTTTAGACAATATTCCCCTCAAATGAGAGACGAGGCGCAACATTTAAAGAAAGCAACGGAGATATTGCCCAAAGGAAGTATTATTGTTTTTCCTAGTTTTCTGTGGCATAGAGTTAAACCGATAACGAGAGGAACGAGATATTCACTTGTCGTATGGCACTTGGGATATCCATTTAAGTAATGTTTATAAACGAATATTTTAAAACTCCTATATGGACTGAAGAAAAACCAGAGTTTGTTAAATCATTAAACAAAGCTAGTGATAAATATATTAAAGAAGCCAGAAAAACTCAAAAAAAATATATCAAACAATTTGGTGATTTTGGAACCAGTTATCATTCAAGCCCTTTAACGCAAGACAATGATTTTATAGATTTAAGAAATTATATAGGACAAAAGTCTTGGGAATTTTTAGACCATCATGGCTACGATATGAAACAATATCAAACTATGTTTTCTGAAATGTGGGTACAAGAATTTTCTAAAAAAGGCGGAGGCCATCATTCAGCTCACATTCATTGGAATCAGCATGTATCAGGATTTTATTTTTTAAAATGTGGTGAAAAAACTTCTTATCCTATTTTTCATGAACCGAGAACAGGTGCAAGGTGTACTAAATTAAAAATGAAACCAGAATTAAAAGGTGTCTTTCATGGCACAGAGCAAGTTCATTTCAAACCAAAGCCTGGAACTTTAATTATCTTTCCAGGATATCTAGAACATGAATACGCAGTCGATCATGGTAAAGCCCCCTTTAGATTTATTCATTGGAACATTACTGCTATCCCTAAAGAGATGGCTAAAAATGTTTAAAAAAGATAAATATGTAGTTATTAAACAAGCTATCTCAAAAGATCTAGCCGCCTTTGTAGCTAATTACTTTTCAATAAAAAAACAGGTTTATGATACCTGTAGAAAAACTAGATATATTTCCCCTTATGAAGTCATGGTTGGATATTATGAAGGAGAAACAGAACAAATACCACACACCTATTCTTGCTATTCAGATATTGCTATGGAAACTTTAATGCTGAAGTGTCAACCTATTATGGAAAAGATTACAGAATTGAAATTGACTCCTGCTTATACCTATGCCAGAATTTATAAAAATGGGGATGTTCTTAAAAGGCATAAAGATAGATTTAGTTGTGAGATATCTACCACAATGAATCTTGGAGGAGACCCATGGACACTTTATCTTGAGCCTTCTGGTAAAGAAGGGCTGAAAGGAATTAAAGTAGACCTTAAACCAGGAGATATGCTGGTTTATTCTGGTTGTGAACTAGAGCATTGGAGAAATAAATTTAAAGGCAAAGAATGTATTCAGGCATTTTTACATTATAATAATCGCAAGACGCCAGGAGCTAAAGATAATATGTTTGACAAGAGACCACATTTAGGTCTTCCCGCTTGGTTTAAAAAGTGATATAGCTTTACGATGGAGACAGTGACTCCACCACATACCTCACTGTCTCCTTCATAAGGCTATATTATATGTTAGGATTTGCATCTATCGGAGAATTAACTTTTGGCGGCTTAGGTCACGCAGGCGCTGTAATTATTGTTACAGGTAATGCTGTTACTATTTCACAAGGATCACCTACTATTAATGGTGAAGCTACTGTTGATGTTACAGGAAATACTGTTACTGTAAGTCAAAACGCCAATGGTATCACTTTTACTATTACAGCAAATATCTTTCCAACAGGTAATGAGCTTACAATTTCTACTGGCGCAGAGGATGTGAATGTGATAACGTGGGTTCCAATTGATCCAGATGCTAGTCAAACCTGGACCAATATAGACCCTTTATAGGAGAATTATGGCATCAACGTATACAACTAATTTACAAATAGAGAAAGTAACCACAGGTGAAAAAGCTGGGTTATGGGGAACAGTAACTAATACCAATTTAGA